TTATTCATAAGCTTTCCCTATTCTTTTGCCAACAACAGCTCCTTGTTCAAACTTCGAGTTTTTTATATCGACGATCAATACTCCTTTTAGTCCAGATACACCTTCTTTTTTAGCTTCTTCAAGAAATTGTGAAGCAAGCGTATCATATCCGGAAGCAGATTCAGCGTCAATGGCAATCACTAAATAGCCATTATCGGTAACAGTTGCTTTTTCACAGGTGAATCCTGTGATGGTGTTGATATATTTATCTGCGCCTGTTATTTCTGTTTTGCCACCTCCGCAGGAGAAGGTGATTATAATTATCATTAAAAATAAAATTTTCTTCATGCTATTTATAATTTAATTTGTTCTTTAATTCATTAAATATGTCCGGATTTTCAAAATCTACCCAATGATATTTCTTGTATCTGTCTCGGTCGAAACTGTCTTTCTTCTCATATATAATCAAACATTGCTTATCACATAGAACAATGACGGAAGAATCCAATAGTAGGGCGTATGAACGTGCCTGCAAGAATGCATCTTCCACCTCTCGATTATTTTTCATGTGAAGTTTGGCTTCAATCAATACTTTTGCTCGTTCATAGTCTGGCTTATTGTCATAATGTAAGGCATAATCTGGGAATACCCTATGGCCCCGTCCTGCATGTATTGGCAATTGGCGAATGAAATCTTTGTTCTCATACCATTCCATAGAGTTAAGCAAAGGTTCTAATAACTGTTGTTCTACGTCTCGTTCTATCTCTATACTTACATTCTTGGGTAGTGTAGGAGTATATAGCTTCGGTAGGGTATCTGTATCAAATCCTTTTGCCTTTATCATTCGCAGGAGTTCTGAATAATCCTCGCTACTCATTGGCCATCCGTTCACACCTTGGAATTTCTTTCTGACAAGGGGGTGCTTTGAAAAGTATTTGTCTGTTTGAAGTTCTTTCAACGTGATACGAGGAATGTCTATTTTGTCACCTATGTAGGTGTTACTGTAATAATGAAAGAATGGATCTATAACACCATCCGCTTGTGCAATCCAGATGCAAGTAATTGCGCTGATTGGTGATGTCTCGTAGTGAATAAGGATATCACCCTTTTTTGTCTCTGGGTTAGCTTGCCAAAAGGTCTTATCAAGCTTTTCCTCAATTGGGTATGTCTTGCCTCCAATGAACCATGCTTGCGCTGGATGCGGTATGTTAGTCTTTTCTTTTGGGATAAAATTCGGTGCGTAGTCATATAAGAAAGCGCATAACTCATCTGGTGAAAGATTGTTATCTAGTCTAAATTTGTAGAATACTTCGCATAAATCCCAATAATATAAACATCGAGATTTGTAATCTGACTTCTTCGGGATTGAAGGTAAATCAATATCAAAGGCATCTGCTATTTGGTTCAATTCAAAGATTCTGCATCTAAATAGGTTGGGAATGAAATATTCAGGCGAAAAATAATAGAGCAAGAAGGATAATATGTCATTTGCTGATAACATCAAATTATATTCTCCTTTTTTTATAATAGACTCACCGTCTTTGTCATAAATTCCTGATAAAATAAGTGAGATGTAAAACTTTTGGGCTTCCTCTATACTTACGATTTCTTTTGCTTCCTCAAAAATCACCGACCAAAATAAACCACAAGTGTCAAGAAAGTAGTCTTCTGAGAAGAATTGCGCAGAATATGGATTGTATTTGGTAAATAAATCATATTCTGTCATTTTCTCATTGGCTTCTTCAAATTCCTTTATAGCCTTCTGCCCATCAGGTGATTGCTTGTATAGATTCCAGGTGTATTGATTGAATTTCATAACTAAAATCTTTTGACAGCTCCTAATACTTGGAATATAGTCCTAATCATTTTTACCGGGAGTTGTTGCGAAGAGTATTCTGGTGACTTGTTTGATGGAACAAGGGTATAAGCATCATCTGTTTTTCCGGCTCCTAATCTTTTAATAGTACGCATATCGTTTGTTGTAACAATAGCATATACTTCTCCAAGCGGAAGGAATGACAGGTCTTCTATCTTTTTCAATGCTATCATATCACCATGATTAATTTCCGGTTCCATTGAGTGGCCGGTTACGTTGCACCAACATGTTGCATCATCGTACTTCTTGAAATCTATTAGGTATTCAGGATTGATAGTTTGGTCGTTCAAAACCAAGTCGAAACCTCCGATAAAATCCACGTTATAATAGGGTACTCCTTTTGTGTAGCTTATTTTAGGTACGTCTTCCTCATTATTGTTATGGGTTAACATTTCCCCCTTACCCGCGAGAAGCCATTCAGCAGATAAATTATCTACTACATTGATTATTTTTTCAAGCATATCAGCAGAAGGCTTTGATTGTCTTTTGTCACTAAGATAGTTCGAGATACTTGTAGGTGCTATCTCTATTGATTTAGCGAACTTTGCTTTGTTTCCATCAAATAGTTTATCTACAATGGTTTGCAATCTTTCGTTTATACTTGACATACTCTATTGATTATTAAATATGGTTAATTATAGAAGAAATATACTCGATAGATTTGCTGATAATAATCAATATAGTATATTTGCATCATCATTCATTCAATCACGATACAAAGATAACAGAATGGTTGATACAAGTAAATAATATAAACACATTAAAATACACGGTTATGGCACGAAATTACGAAACGGCACTTGCAGAACTCGACGGTTTGAAAGCTGAACTTGCAGAGATTGAGGCAATGACAGACGAAGAGGCTTGCTATAAATATAATGTAGATAGTAAATCTGATATCGTGGATGAAAAGACAGAAGAGATCGCTTATCTCAAAAAAGAGGTAGACTATCTTACCCCAATGGACTTTAACGCCGATCCTGCGATTGAGATATTCGGCAGCTATGAAGCAATGAACTCATATTTATACTAACACATAAACACACGCACGATTATGAAAACTTCAAATTTTAGACACAAAGTATTTTGCATGGCTTACGAACTTATGAAAGCAACAGGTAAAGCGTTCGCGGTATGTCTTTCACGCGCATGGGCATTGTACCGTTTGACAAAACAAATGCACAAAGGTATCGTATCATTCGCCTATGAAAAGTCTGATGGTTCACTTCGCAAAGCCAAAGGTACGCTTAAAGACATTCAGAATCTTATCAAAGGTACTGGTTCTGAAAACTACAAGACGGTTCGCTATTTCGATATTGAGGCGAACGGATTCAGATCGTTCAAAGTAGAAAACTTCATAACGATTTACTAAAGCAAAGGGCATGAGCCGAAAGTGTTCGGCTGGTGAAGAAAGGCGTTTCTGACCGGGTTCGATTCCCGGATGCCCACAGTAAGTTCTTTGTCTTATTTCAACCTTAGCACTCGCAGAAATGGAGTTTAAGCGAAAGGATTACAAAGTATAATGTATAAACGTGGTGAGCTTTGAGCCATGACCCACAGGGATACATTATAGATAAAAGAATTGTCAAAGGGGCAAGTTCCTTGCGGTGTTATGTGTCAGACATTGGTTAACCGTTGCCTCTTTTCAAAATACAACCTGGTTCTGAAAGCGCGACGCTGCCTATCGGATGGGCTGCCGGGTACAAATAAAATAAATGATATGGAAGTTTTAGGTGTATTTATATTCGCAGGTGGTGCTTTTGGAGCACTTTTTTTTCATCAATATGCCGATGGTTACAAACCTTATCTTATTATAAGAAACTTTTTAATAGCTGTCGCTATATCAGGTCTTATAGTTTTTGCTATAGGCCTTTATAGGTACTCCAAAATGCCTATTTATGAATATAAAGTAAGTGCGCATTATATTGATGGTAGCACAAAGACGCTATTATTTGATAGTAAATATGATCCTAAAATAAACGCGGCTCGTGGGACATATTGGATTGAATACGGCGCATATACAGAACTTGGCGTTGTGAGGTTTGAAATAATAAGCAAGAAGAAAAGATAATTAAAATATCATAGCACATGAATTACAACATTGAACTAAAACATCAAGAAAAAGACAATCAATTGACAATATCCATACATGTTGAAGATTTGCCAATCAATTGTCTGAAAAATTTGGAGTACATAAAAGAAGATGCCGAGAAAGCGGTTACTTCTTACTTGGACCTTTTACGTGGAGAGAAAGTTAGTCATGAAAAGTCTCCAGATAATCAGTGAAGCATTTCAAAAGGAACAAGAAATTTTTAAAGACATCGTTTTCTTGCGGAAACGTTTTAATTATACACCCTTTGCATTTATTTGGCAGATCTACCAACTCTCTATTTAAAGGCAGATTTGGATCAAATGAATAAACCAAGTGGGTAAATTTTATAGCTTGTTCATATAACGGTTGTCCATCAAGAAACATCTTGCTTATTGATGGTTCAAAGGTGTTATACTCGTCAAGTAAATCTTCGACTTTAGAACGAATGTCTTTAGCCATGCTCAGGTACTTTTCTGATTTCATACTTCTTAATTTTTAAAGTTTGCACCACAAAGTTAAGAAAACCCTCTGAAGAGGCGCGAAGCTACTGATCGAATCAGCCGGAGGGCACAAATCAAATCAAACAGTCATGAAGGTAATTTTTTATTCAAGAGTGCAGCTAATTTTATTCATCTGCGCAGTACTGATGTCGGCTACCTGTTTTGTTGGCATGTTCTTTAATCCGTTTCACGTATTAACATTCGTGATGTCGGTTATTCTAATGATCGCCATTTATAAAGAAAAAAGTTGGTAACTATTAATAATAATGTATATGGAAACAAAAGGTATTGAAGAAATGACAAGAGAGGAACTGATTGAATTGGTGTCGTCTCTTAATAAAGACCTCGAAAGTACAAAAAAGGACCTCGAACTTTATAAAGATTGGAAAAATCGAGAAGAAGCTGCCAAAGTGTTAGCTGAAAAGAAAATGTTGGCTATTAAGGCTTTTCTTGAAGTTGTTTAATTCGTTTTGTGTTTAGGTTAGCAAAAGCAGCCGGGTGAAAACCCCGGCAAACGGGCGGGCGTATGGAATGCTCTGCACACAGCCGGAAGTGTGTATGCCGGATCGTTACCGGTTCCGTCCACATTCAATTAAATATAATCAGTTTATGGAGAAAAAAGTGGAAATTATGCCTCGTATGAGAGACTTAAAGAAAGGGAAGAAAGTAGAATTTCCTATCGATAAAGTCTGCACAGTGCGCAACAATGTTTCATTGCTTAATGCACAAGGGTACAAAAATGGACATAAGTGGAGATCGGAAACTAATGTTCCGAAAGGGATAGTTACAGTATTTAGAGATTCCTGATTCAAACTTTACATACACACGATTATGAAAGTATTTACCGAGTTAACGCCCGAATGTGACATTACAGCACAAATGTACGCAGCCGGGTATGAAAAAAAGGAGATTGCCGTATTGAAGCATCGTGCAGTAAGTACGATAAATAACCAGCTTCAGACAGCATTTTTAATTTTGGGTGTTCGGAATGGGAGGGAGTTGGCATTAAAGTTAGCCGAGAGGATATCAGGTATCCGGTTGACGCTGGACTTTTCGCCGGCCATGAGATCATTTGTTGCTTGTGTACTTTTGATTATTCTTTGTGTTGATAGTCATTTAGACATGAAACGGCAACAAATCCGAACCCGTTCTAATGCCAATGTAGAACTTATCGCCCGTGTTCGTGTAAGAATTAGAGGGCGTAATATGCCTTTATTATATGGAACTTGACGTTTGGCAATTACAGAAAATAATAAAAGCGGCCGCGAAAGAAGCTGTCAGCGAATATGCGATCTCCAAGGATCCGGTCATTGATGAGATTACGGAAACGCAAGCTATACGACTTGGATTTGGTAGAAGGTGGTTGGCTCATCAGTGCGCTACGGGAGCATTGACTTGGAAAAGGGCTGGTGTACATAGGAATAGTCCTAAAGTTTATTCGCTGAAGAAACTTAAAGAATTGAAGGATGGTATAGATCCTTTATTGAAGTCTCTAATATAATTACTAACTAAAAATATAACAATCATGAGTTTAATCAGAAAATCAACGGAATTGAATATTCCAACAAACGTAAAGATGATGATTTACGGTCAAGCAGGTATGGGTAAGAGCACAGTAGCGTTGAGTGCACCAAAGCCTCTGTTGTTGGATTTTGACAATGGTGTTAAGCGTATGAATATGGCTCATTTGGAGAATATTGACACTGTGCAGGTCACTTCTTGGAATGATGTTCAGCTGGTTTTGCAAGAAGATTTGTCTGTTTATCAGACTATTGTGGTTGATACCATTGGTAAGATGATGGATTTTATCATCACTTATAAATGTGGAACCAGGCAGCCATCTATTCGAGATTGGGGCGGTATCAATGCTGAATTTTCTTGGATGACAAGAACGCTGTCAAGTCTGAAGAAACATATCATTTTTGTTGCCCATCGTGACACAAGAAAAGAGGGTGATGATACGGTGTTTATTCCTGCCTTACGTGAGAAGTCCTACAACTCCATCGTCACCGAACTTGATTTGTTAGGTTACTTGGAAATGAAGAGTGAGAGAGGAGTGCAGAGACGTACTATTACTTTCGATCCGACATCAAGGAATGACGGAAAGAATACTTGTAACTTGCCTTCAGTGATGGAAGTACCTACCATCCTTGACAAAAACGGCAATCCGACGACCAAGAATGATTTTATCTCTACTCGGATTATTGCTCCATATCTTACTATGTTGCAATCAAAAAAGGCTGAACAAGAAGCATATAACAAAGTGCTATCTGATATAACAGGTTGTTTAGAATTAGTTGCCGACGCAGCTTCAGCGAATGACTTTATCGCCCATATTGATGATTTCAACCATGTGGGAAGTTCAAAGATGAAAGCCTCAATGATGTTGGCAGCTAAGGCGAAAGAATTAGGACTGATTTTTAACAAAGAGACTAAAACTTATTCAGATGCAGCCTAAGTATAAGATATATGCTACATTATTGGATTCTTACTTCAATTACCTTAATAGCGATGTCATATATGAGCGTTATTATGGGTGGAGTGAGAATCCGCCTTGTACAGAAGAAGAGTTTCAGCAGAAGCAGTTCCAAGAACTGATAGACCGTATTAACCGTAAACCGTTTGACAGCGAAGTTGCCGACAAGGGTACGGCTTTTAATGAGGTCATTGACTGTATGATTGAGAACCGGAAATCTGAAACGGTGCAGGTAGAAAAGATATATTCTGATATAGGGAATGGCGAGCAAAAGGTTATAGCCTTGAAAGCCGTTTATAACAATCGTTCATTTGTCTTTCCTATATCCCTTTGTCGTGAGTTCGCAAATTACTACAAAGGGGCGTTGACGCAGCAACGTGTAGAGGCAATCCTTCCGACTGCATACGGCAATGTATTGGTTTACGGTCTGATTGACGAACTGATGCCTACCAGTGTTCACGACATCAAAACAACCGGTAGTTATACCGTGGGAAAGTTCAAAGATCACCACCAGCATTTAGTATATCCATACGCTTTAATGAAGAACGGTTCTGATGTACGGACATTTGAGTATAACATTGTAGAGTTCAACAAAGGCGGCTATGTGGTAGATACCTATACAGAAACATACGTTTTCAATCCTGAACGTGATATTCCTATTCTTACTAATCATTGTGAGGAGTTTATCCGGTTCTTGGAAGAAAACAGAGCACTTATAACCGATACTAAAATCTTTGGAAATGGATGATATACGACTTGAAAAATGAATACCAAATACCCAAGTTTAAGGAGTATGTAAATAAACTGTTCAAGGAGCGGGCCGTTGTGGAAGTAAAAAAGAAGCTTCCTAACCGCACGCTTGCCCAAAACAGCTACTTGCATCTTCTTTTAGGGTATTTCGGTAGTGAATACGGTTGCAGCCTCGATGAAGCAAAAATTGATTTTTATAAGAGGACTTGCAACCGTGATTTGTTTGAGAGAAAGACGGTCAACAAGAAAGGTAAGGAAGTAACTTACTTAAGAAGTTCTGCCGAGCTGACAACAGGTGAAATGACTTTGAGTATTGACCGTTTTCGTAATTGGAGTGCATCAGTGGCAGGTATCTATCTGCCGGCTGCAAATGAACATCAAATGCTGATATACGCCCAGCAGGAAATACAAAGAAATCAAGAATTTATTTAGTTATGATAGAAACAAGAAAAACAGAAATCCGGTATGTGACATCTGACCCAAAGAAGATGCTCAACATGTATCTTGCAAAACGTGTCCTCAAAACATGGGAGGAATCTTTCATTGATGAAGATACCGGTGAAACAGTAACGATTGAACGGAATGAAATTCTTTTCGACCGTGGTACGCTGATAGACCAAAACATTTTGGCGAAAATTCGTTTCAGCATGGAAGCTGACGGTATCAGGGAAGTGGAAGTCAGCAATCAGAACCGTTTGGCGTTCGAGAATGAAAATAATGTGTTATATCCGCATATTGCCCAAGCGGAAATAGGAGGTAAGAAAAGCAAGTTCCTGCTTTACGCAACAGGGTTGGAGAATGCTTGCCTTATCTTGAAAGACTATATCGAACTAAACTATTTGTTCGGATTCACTCTGACTATGGTAAAAGAGTTCGATTCCTGTGTAATTCTCACCGATACTTTGAAAGAACGCAAGGTGGACGACGCTTCGATAGCCTACCTCAAAGAAGAGATTACTACAGAAGAATATCTTGATAAGATGGATGAAGAGAATCAGGAAGATGAAGAATCCAAGCCTGACGAAAGGAAGTTCTACCAAATTGAGACGAAAATTACCTTCATGAATGGAGAAAATGAAGATGAAAGAGTTCAAACTTTTGTCGTGAACACTTTTAACGTTGATAGGGCGATGATGCTTATTACTCACTACCTCAAAAATAAAGAGGAAGAATGTGAGAAACAAGCCAAAGAAAATGGACATGAGTTTAGGAAGAGGGAAATCCATACAGCTATAGAATCGGCAAAACCTATTCCGGTAGGACGGTTTATTCCGAAAGAGTTTTCAATGGCTTATATGGAATAACTTTGTTAACCTGCCTGTCCGGTCTGTGAAGATGGGGCGGGCGAAAATGGGGGTGCGCAGTGGAGTGCTTTTGACTTTCGAGAGGTGCACATGGTAGAAAGTACGGTACGTGAGATATAAGGAGTAATTAACCTTAGAAGTAGCGCAAAAGGATAAGTCCTTAATTGGGTGTTCGAATCGCCCCATCTCCACATAAATGTGAGCCACACATAAATGGCAAGGGTTAGTAAATAATGGTTGTGCCCCGGAGAATACGCTTCGGGGCTTTTAATTGGGAAAGATTATGAGAATAGACAAAATTAAGACAGTAGGTCAGCTTAGAAAGGTTATTGAGAATCTTTCCGATGACTACGAAATCGAGATGCGTATCAGACGCAAATTGACGGATGAAGACATAATTAAGTTGCATAAAAAGTACGGTAAGATATATCCTTATCCATACGAAACAAGTTATTCAGAACTTGAATTTGATGATGTAGGTGTGTCTGACAAAGTATTATGCTTGGGAGTTGAACTAAAAGAATAATATGCCGTACTACATAAAACGAACAAAGGCTAAGAAGAAAGACAAGCCTTTACCTCTGTTTGATAAAGCGGGGGTAACAGTGAAAAAGAAGCCGGATTTGAAAGCTAAGCTCGACAAAGAGTTTTCCCTTTTTATCCGGCTTCGTGATGCAATGCCAAACGGGTATTTTCGATGTATCAGTTGCGGGCAAATAAAGCCCTTTGAACAAGCTGATTGTGGCCACTATTTCAGTCGTACACATTTGGCGACCCGTTTTGATGAAAACAATTGTCATGCCGAATGCCGACACTGCAATAGATTCAAAGCCGACCATTTAGAAGGGTATCGGGTGAATCTGATTGATAAAATCGGACAACAGAAATTCGCTTTACTAAAAGTGAAAGCTGCTGGTACTACTAAAATGACTGATTTTGAGTACGAACAATTAATCAAGTATTACAAAACACTGAACAAGAAGTTACGAAAGGAGAAAGGTGTATGAGTTATATTTTGCGTGATTATCAACAACAAGCTTCTGATTCAGCCGTTACCTTCTTCAACAACAAGACGAAGAAAACAAACGCCATCATGGTGTTACCCACCGGTAGTGGAAAGAGCCTTATCATAGCTGACATAGCTTCAAGACTTGACGGTCATACATTGGTATTCCAGCCGAGCAAGGAAATTCTTGAACAGAACTTCAAGAAACTTTGTTCTTACGGGATTCTCGATTGTAGCATTTATTCCGCCTCCTTCAATTCAAAAGAGATAAGCCGGATAACATTCGCAACCATCGGTAGCGTGAAAAGCCATCCGGAACTTTTTGCCCACTTCAAGAATATTATCGTGGACGAGTGTCACCTTGTGAATCCGATAGAGGGAATGTACAAGGATTTCTTCGATGCTGTGAAGTGCAAGGTTCTTGGATTAACGGCAACGCCATATCGTTTGAGTTCCAGCCGTGACTTCGGCTCTATGCTAAAATTCATAACCCGGACAAAGCCCCATGTGTTTTCAGAGGTCATTTATCATGTACAGGTATCGACCTTGCTTGATATGGGCTATCTCTCAAAGGTGAACTACTATCCGATGAATCCTACCGGATGGAACGAACTCAATTTGAAGATAAACACTACCGGAGCCGACTATACCGATAAGTCAGTCCAAAAGGAATATGAACGGATAGACTTTTATAGTTACATCGTTCATATCGTCCAAAGGCTGATGAATCCGAAAGCAGGAGGCAAGAGGAAGGGTATTTTGGTATTTACCCGGTTTTTGAAAGAAGCGGAACGATTGACGATGTCCATACCCGGATGTGTCATTGTTTCCGGTGATACTCCAAAGAAGGAACGTGAAAGAATACTCGAAATGTTCAAGGTCGGGGAAATACCTGTAGTAGCCAATGTTGGTGTACTTACTACCGGCTTTGATTACCCAGAACTTGACACAGTTGTTATGGCCAGACCTACCATGTCGCTTGCGATGTATTACCAGATTGTAGGCCGTTGCATCCGTCCATACAAAGGAAAGACGGCGTGGTTTGTGGATTTATGCGGTAACATCAACCGTTTCGGTGAAGTTTCCGATTTGCATTTGAAAGATACTGGAAATGGCAAGTGGGCGGTATTCTCGAAAGGACGACAATTGACAAATGTAAGATTTTAGGATATGGCAAGGAAAAGTGACCGTCCGGTTATCAGACCGGACACCTGTTCGAAATGTTGTCACGGGACACCGGTTCCGGTAATGAAAGGCAATCCCAAAGTGGTTTATTGCAATTTTTTCAACAAACGTTTTGTTGCGGATAGCAAACGAAATTGTGATTATGCGATTTGATTATGGAATATTACATACCTATTAGCAGGCGACTATTTGAGCACCAATTGTGGTGCGAAGAGCGCATATATTCGAGGTTTGAAGCATGGCTTGATTTGATTCAGAGCGCACGATTTGAAGACACGAAACAACTTATCGGCAATAGGTTTATAGAGGTTAAGAGGGGCCAGATTCTTGCTTCATTGCGGTTTTTAGCTGGTCGTTGGCAGTGGTCTACAAAGAAGGTAAATTCATTCTTGGATCTACTGATACAGGACAAAATGATAATAAAGGAAACACCAAAGGAAACAGGACAAACCGTTATAACTATCTGTAATTACGATAAATACAATTCGCAAATCATACAAGAGGAAACGGAAAAGAAACAGCAAGGAAACACTAAGGAAACACCTCGGAAACAGCAAGGAAACAAAGTTAATAAAGATAAGAAAGAAAATAATATAGGAGATTCTGACGAATCTCTTGTATGTGGGACTTCGCAGCCCCACGCCGAACATATCGATTACTCCGAACTTGTCAAATTCTTCAATGAAGAAACAAAAGGTGTATTTGGTACGGTCAGGACTCCGCTTTCTGATAGCCGTAAAGGGATGATTAACGCACGTATAAAATCTTATGGCAAAAAGACGTTTGCCGACATGATTCATAGGGCATACCAAAGCGATTTCTTGAAAGGGCAGAACAAAAAAGGCTGGACAGCATCTTTCGATTGGCTTATCAAACCAACGAATTTTGAGAAAGTAATATCAGGTAATTATGACAACAAGAATAGCAGAAACTATCCGGCAATTCCAAACGGGGCAAAATCACGAGAGGAACAAACAGACCGTGAAATCCTCGAATATGCCGCAAAAGCTTTCGGAAAGGACACGGTTAGTAGTAAATAGATACGGGGACGGTGAAAGTTTCGCTAAAAAGTTCAATCCTTCATTACAGGTTGTATGTGCTCAAAATGTGGAACGTTCGTTCAAGGGGAATGCGCCTTCATTGGCTTTGCTCGGAGAAACCTATCCAGATGAACAGGTGAATACTTGGATAATTGCTCAACTGATGGACTTGTACAAGTTTGCCGGTGTAAAAGAGAAGCCTACATTCCAACAGGTTTTGGAGCTTTCCGTGATGATACGTGTGGAATACTATTACCTGAAAGCTTCCGAATTGTTGCTTTTTTTCTTCAAGTTGAAAGCTGGCGAATATGGCACCTTTTACGGTGTTGTGGATCCTATGGTGATCATGTCTGCTCTAATTGAGTTCAAAGCATACAGAAAAAGGCAACTGGAGAAATACGACCGGGAAGAACAGGAAAGACAACGAGAAAAAAGATACGAGAAGCAAGACAAGAACTCCGTACCATTTCCGGATCATTTGGAGTTTCTGAAAAAGATTATGGAATCAGAATAATCAAGCTAAGAAAATGAAAACAGTAGAAAAGTTAAGAATAGCACCTATTGGCACCATTGTAAACTTCGCAGATCGGACACTGATAATAAAGCGTTTCCGAGCTATCGTAAAGGGTAAAATGGTAATTTGTCGCGGATGCGTTTTCCGTAGCAAGGGTGGTGCGAATAGTTGCAAGTATATGACGGCTTGTTTTGCCAAATATAGACCGGATAGTGAGAGTGTGGTGTTTGAGGAGGTGGATACAAAATTGAAATAATTAAAATTATCATGGAATATATAGAATTTCTAAGAAACAAGATGGCTATCAGTCATCAAACGGGGTTTTATATTAATTCGGAAGAAATTACCCCGACATTATACCCTCATGTAAAAGATACCGTTCGTTGGGCGGTTGCCGGTGGATGCCGTGCTATA